AACTAACTGTCCAATCAGTTTAAATATAAAGCCAGAGGCTCCTCCTCCTAGCATAGCCATAAGTTCAGTAGTCACTTCAGTTCTTTAAATAATTTATAAATCGATAGTCCCAAAAAGACAAAAGTCATTACACCAACAATCAAACTGACTGCAGTATTAATACTTTGTAGCCCCATACAGGCAAAGAATCCAGTTGATCCTACAGTTCCTCTAAGCATAGTATCCATAGCGTTTAGTCTTCAGCGTCAGGTAGAGGTGTATAAGAATTAACAGTTGATGACTTCTCGGAATCATCGAGGTCGTAGTCCGTTACGTCCAACGCCCAGGTATTGTCAATAGTCTCAGCAGGATATGTCATCCAGCGTGTACCTATACCATTTTTCCAGTAACTGTAGCCCTTCTCCTTGCCTTCTTCGTCGGCTCGTTCAATGGCTGCCTCTTTGCTTGCATATATTAAGTAAAGCATTATGATATTCCGTAATGGTTTTTAATGTTAGTATTTAAAGCGGAGACACTGCTTGATTGGTTGGTTGAATATAAAACTAATTCTTTGAAAGTTCCGTCCAGTATTTGATCTGTCCCTAGCTTTCCAATTGTGCTTACAGTTGTTGCTGGGTCATCTGATATTGTGTAAATAATAGTCTGCAACATTGTTTGTCCGCTAACGATGTCTCCAAAGTTGCCCAAGTTTCCGCTCGCAGCCGCAGACTGAAATGTTCCATTTAAATACCAACTGGCCTGGTCACCAGCATTACCATCCACAGAAATTGCATAATTATTAAAATTAGCTTGGTCGTTTGAAATAAATATATAACTCTTTCCTCCTGTAGTTACGTTTCCAACAATCGCCAGTAAATTACTTGCCCCAGTTCTGGCTACATTTGCAGACATCAAAGCAAAGACTGATTTTGCAGTAATAGGCGTTATATCAAAAAACTTATTATTAAAATCAATCTCTAGAATTCCATTGGAGTCCTTTGTTAAAGAACCTTCATTCACAATCCTAGGTTGGCTTCCAGCAACTGTCTGCACGGCATTATTGCTACCAAACTGGTCATACCAAGTTTCTACAAAGCCGTTCACTTTATCATTCGTTGGGTCAAAACCATCAGGTAGGTCAACGCCATAGGCTGAACCCATATTGGCTTCAATAGCTGTGCGGTTATTAGTCTGGTCAGCAGTGTAGATAATTACTTCTTTAACTTTTCCCTCAATAGGATTTTGTGAGCTACCAATACTATCTGCCTTGAAGTTATCGCTATTTGTAGCCGTAGCAGAGGCAACTCCATTTGTAAAAATTCCTAAAGTATTGGATACTCTATTTGCGGAATAAAGAAAATCACCCGTAGTTGATAAAGTAACATTTAATGCAGGTTCAGATGGTGAAGCTTGACTATTTGCTCTAAAAAAGCCCGTTGTTGAATTGTTAGTACCAAATCCTTCGCCATCGTCTGCTTTATCACCCAGGATTCTTTGTTGCCCAGATAAAGTGTCAAATTTAATGACACTAAAAATAGCAAGGTCAGTAGCATTTAATGCGGTGAATTCTAACGATTGCGTTCCTAAAAAATCAATACCTTCTCCAGTAACCAAAGAACCATTATGTACAATCTGAGGCATACTTGATACCGCTGTTTGCACAGCGTGATTACCTCTTGCTGTTCCCGCCTGGTCGCTTACACTTTGGTCATACCAAGTTCTAACAAATCCGTTACGATTAAATGAACCCAAAGTAATTCCGTAGTGACCAGAGATACTTTCTTCTATTGCTCTGCGCTTTGTTGATTGATCGGAGTTGTAAATAATAATCTCATTAATTTGTCCATCCCATAAAGAACTGCCAGAATTTATTGAACCAATTCCTCCGCTAGATAATGCAGTTTTACCACTTACAGATGAAACTGTACCGTGAGTGCCATCTATAGTGCCATCTAAATACCCCTGAGCATTTGTAGAACCAGCTATTGCTTCAAATAAATGCTTATTGGTATTCGCTGTAGCTGGAGTAAGCCCTATTTTTTGTCTGCTATCTGCGTAGCCAATATGAAAATTATTACTAATTATATATGGAACATAAAATCTAAAGTCAGGATCATTCTTAGATAAGGCTAAACCTACTTGACTTGNANTTATTGTGTCAGTGCTAGCTACAACAAATGCTGATGCAGCATTAATGTTAGTTATAAGGTCAGTAGGAATATCAAGAGTTTGAGAAGACCCATTAAAATCAATCTCTGGTCTATCAGAGGAGTCCTTTAATAAATTACCAGCACTTACAATCTTAGGTTGATTCGCAGAAGTTGTTTGAACGGCATTACTGCTCCCTGATTGGTCATACCAAGTGCGGACTAGACCGTTACAACTAATTTGCTCTAGTTTTAAATTAGTTACAACTACAGAAGTAGCTGTAACACCATTTGCAATTCTATATGTAAAATTACCTGCCCCCGTTATAGTAAAAGTTTTATTTATAGTGTTAGTTCCTTCAACTAAATCAAGAGTGTCAATAGAAGCATCACCACCGTTTGTTCTAAGTTGAAACCTATCCGTTCCAGAACTACCGCTCAATCCTGTTACTGTAATTGTTCCTGTAACTTTCCAGACTACATCATTAAATCCTTCAACTTTTCTTAACTCGGGAAACTGCGTTGAGCCAGAACTATTATTTATAGAAAATGTATAATTACTTATATCTGTAGTGCTAGTTAAAGTAATAGAACTTGCCGTAGTGGGTAATTGTAATGCAGAAGATGTAATATCTTCTGAGCCGCAAAAAGCTGCAAGCGTACCGTCAGTAATCTCATTTGCTGTAAAGTTCCGTGTATCATCATCACTAGAACGTCTTACTTCTACGACATTACCATTGTAGCTAGAACTAAGGTTACGCAGGGAATAAGCCGCTGCTGAACTCTGCACATCTAGGGGTAGGCTTGAAGTAAAACTCTCGTTTACGAAAGATACAAGTGTTCCATCAGTAACCTCATCGGCAGTAAAAGACTTTTGATCCCCGTTTACATTCCTGCGAACCTGCACTACATANTTGCCGTCATCACGGGCCACGGTATCTCCTGTAGCTGTTACGGTAGCCTGTCGTGTCCCCAGGCTACGAAGCGAGTAAGCAGCGTCAGCAAGAATAAAATTACCGTTGCGTCCATCGTCCGATGTCCCAGTAACAAGTTCTTTAATATCCAGAGGTTTAATGGCCTGAGTATTTACATAACTCAGCATTGCACCTGAAGCTACCTCGGATGCCGTAAAGTCCTGCTCATCGTTGTCGCTTTCTCTGCGGACACGCACAACCTTGGGGTCACCACCAGTAAGACTACGAAGACTGTATGCTGTCGCAGGAGTAGATATCGAACTGATAGTCTCTCCTACTTGGTTCAGCCGACGCTGCTGACCCAGTTCTGAGTCAAGGCTAATGTGCATATTAGACCTTGTGTAGTTGCACTAAGCCAGAGGTTACTGTAACGGACGAAAATTGACCGTACAGTATAGTGCCAGCCCCAAAGGTTTTACCACTAAAAGCAGCAGCGGAGTGAGTAGTCTGATCCACATTGCTAGATACTACAGCACCCATAGTAGTGTCCTGTAGAATTTGTATAGCCCCAAAGCTACCTTCAGTGAGATCACCATCTGTTGCTAGGACTGAACCTGCGGAGCTAAACTCCAGTGCGTTATTTCTTGATCTTGCCATAATTGTGTATTATATCATATGTGGTTATTATCGGGACTGCCGATTAACGTAAGTAGAGAACCGCTTGTTCACGGTATTGTTATTAGAGATTATATCAATCTTCTCTAGTTCTAGTGCTAAAGCAACGGTTGCTGTGTTTTCCTCAGCAAATGCCTTGTCAGTCTGACCGTCCATGCGGAGGAAGTCAGCGTAGGTTGCGTGAGCAAGGTAAGCAAAGAACTCGGCAGGAACCTCAACAGTGCTGCCAGTGTAGTCCGACACAGCAGTTCCTGTTACAGTAAATGGAGTGAACTCTTTTTTGTAAGAAACAAATGCTGTGTTGTCAGTTGTGGAAACAATATTAAGTATATTAGCTCCAGTAAAATCTACAAAGAACTCGTATTCAATAGCGGACTGATTTAAGAAAGCTTGCTTCCTAAATATACGATTGAATGAACCAATGTTGGTTTTACCTGTCTGCGTGTAGGGTATTAAGTTTTTGCTTTCTACTAGCAGGGAATCAGTACCTGCACGAGGTGTAAATGTCACCACATCTGTTACGTTGCCTTTTTTATTAACATCAGCCTCGATAAATTGTTGAGTACCAGATGACACTGTAAATGTTCCATCGGATTGTTCTGTTGCAGATGCGCTAGTGTCCACTCGCCAGGCTGTCCCCGTGTTGTAAATAATTACAGTATTTGTTGTAACACCTTGGTAAACACTTGAGCCGCCAGTTGTGTTAGCACCCAGTAGCTTGTAATTCTGGTTAACGCTAGTACTTGTGCTAGCCGTTGCCCCGGACAATGTTAGTGCAAGTATGTCCCTCTTTTCTGAGGACACAAAGTATCGAGGCCAGATTGGACTCTCGTTGAATGCTTGTAAAAACCTGCGATTAATCAGATTGGCAATATCATCTGCTTCCGTAAGGGCAAAAGATCCAACACCAGCCAGTGATTGGATTAACTTAAAAAGATCGCCGTAGGTTCTGGTCTGCATTAGATGTTGTTTGGGCTAAGTTCCGGGAACTTCTTATTGTAGTACTTTAAAAATTCTTTAGAATGCACGGTATCGTGACCGTACTTCTTAATTAGTCGAAAGTATTCTCTTGGAGGAATACTAGCAACTGGTCTGCCAAGAACTGGATGTTTTGTACCTTTTAGTTTCTTAGCTTCTTTGGCTGCACCGGCAACTCTTTGTTTTTCTGTCTGTCTTTCTAGATTAAAACCAGTTTTGATCTCCTTCATGAAGGCACGATCAATCTCGCCATCTGAATAGCGCTTTAGTTTAGGAACAATTATTTCCATATTAAAAAAGGCGGGGGGCGCAAGCCCCCCAACCAGATTTAATTAGCTTGCCGAGAAGCGAAGTGGGTCGAATATACGAACACCAATGATAACTTCACCAGCAGTGAGGTTAGCAACTGTGCCACCAAACTTATAGATAAGGTTGGATGCAGATGCGATACCAACTCTTGGTCCACTAGTAGCAGCACCTGAAGTAGGTGTGGCTCCAGCTTCAATATCAGTTGTTGCTGCTGAACCTAGTTTAAAAGCTGTACCAGTGTTGTAAACAGTAACACCATTGTTACCATCAACATCGAATGATGCAATTAATGTATCATCGTCTGTACCTGTACCAACTTCGAGAGTGATATCAGTTGCTCCAGCAAGAGCTACGGACTCCACAGCAAAAGCAACATCAACTGCACCACCCGCTGGGATTTGTCCCCAGACAGTTCGGTTAGTGCTTGCGTTAATAATGTCCTGAGTGGATAGAGTAAGCACGTGAGTAAAATCACCATTTGCTTCATTTACGGTTAATTTAGCCATAATATTATATCTCCTTGGTTAATNATTAAGCAGTTGCTGTGATCTTGCCATGCGCACCAGGGTGGTATACACCGAGGGTNAAAGCACAATCAACGAAACCACGCTCACCACCGCCAAAATTTGGCAGACGAGTGCTTCCCATAGGAATAAGCTCATGAATGCCATAATACTCAGGGTTTACCACATAACCAGACATTCCTGGCTGTCCAGCTTGAGTTGGCATACAGTCGGGGTTACCATTGACAACAGAAACTACACCGTGATCGGACTGATAGAGGTCAACAGATAGCTTGATGCTTCCGCTGTTACCATCGTAGTTAACTGAACGAACTCCAGCGTTTGCGCCGTTAGAAGCATCTGCGCCAAAGCGAGCAAAGTCGCTGATGTCTTGACGTAGGGCTGTGTCGGCAATTAGCATTAGGTCGTTGGTTGAACCCGTTACGCCAAAGATAGATGTAATTATGCCGTTCAATTCGCTTTCAGCAAAGTGATCGTCAGTTACGTCTTTAATGCTAGTGTCAGGTGTGCGAAAATCACTAGGGACATTAGCAGAACCAGCAGCATTTTGAATCCAATCACCAAGACCACCAAGAGCGTTGGCTGTACCAGCACCGTCCTCAACAGCTTGAAGGTTAGCAGAAGCAAGAGTTGCTTCGATGTCGCGTTTTATTTCACGGATAGCTTTAGCTTCAGCTTGAGCAATCTTAGCAGGACCCACGGAATCAACAGCTTCTTGCATGTCGGATACCATGTAGTCACGGCGGAACTTTTGAACGCGGTTACCAAGTTTTGCACGACCTTTAAATTTATCTTCAAAGGCTGTTACATCAGCACCTTCGGAAATACCNGCGGTGCTAGGAGCCGAAAGACTNTCAACTGTCCATTCAACGAATGTTGAGGAAGCTTTCTGCTTATCGGCCGACGAGAGGATTGGAGTTTCTTCAGGCGCAAGAATAGTCAAGACATCAGTCAAGTCCTCGCGGTTAGAAACAGCCGATCCTGTATTTGTAGTATCGAATGTATTTGAGAATGACATTTTATTTAATAATTAGTTTGAATGAGTTAACGGCGTGAAGCCATTTGTAGTTTTCTAAGTGCAGCAAAATCACGAGCGTTACCCGATTTTTTAAATTGACTTTGCAAGTCCTTGAGTGCCTTTCCAGTTCTTGATGGGGATGTAGAAGCGTTTGCATTACTTGTTGTCGCACCCTTGGGTGGTGTAAGTTTCATGCTTGGTTTGCTTTCGACTACAGGCTTACGACCATAGATACTGTTTGCTGCGTGAGCGAACCAGTAATCCAATTGACCCGCAACATCCGGAGCTTCTTTTGCCACGATCTCTTTCATCTTTTTGAAACGAGCATCGTTGACTGTAGCTTCGTATTGTTTGCGGACATCATTGTCTTCACCATCTAGCCAGGATAGCTCTTCTTTCGCTCTCTGCTTGAAAGCAACTTCCATATCTTCAGCGTGTTGTTTAGCTTGTATTTTAGAAAGTTGATCAGGAAGAAAGGTCTTCTGAGCCTTACGCGCCTGTATTAGGGATTTACGGACTTCTGCCTTAGTCATTTCTTTGCCTTCGATCTCAGTAATGACATCGTCAGCCGCATAATCAGCACCTTCAAAAAGAAGGTCTTCAGCCCAGTTGACTATTTGCTCTACCTCTTCGGCCTTAGCTTGAAGGCGTTCGATAGAATCTAAATCCCCAAATGGGTTATTTTCTATTTTCTTTTTTGACTCAAGGGGGTTTTGCTGTTGAAGCGAAGCTTCTAGTTTAGCTAGCTTTTCTTCTGCGGCTTTGCGTCTTGCGGTAAGTTCCCCAAAACGAGCTACAGCTTTACTGCCTAACCTATCAGCTAGTTCCCGTAATTCCTCTTCGGACGCGTTGTCCAAATCATCAAACTGTGAAAGAACATCCTTGGATGTTGATTTAACTTCTGGTTCACCTTCTTCGACCTCTTGAGTTTCTTGAGTTTCCTCAGTCTCCTCAATGACCTCTTCGGGTGTCTCGTCCGTTGTCTCTTCGGCAACTGGTTCTGATTCTGTCTCAACATTTTGTTGAGCCTTCATCTGCCCCAATCGACGATTTGCAAAATCCATTACGGATATATTAGTATTGTCCACTGGTATTTGATCTGCCCCAGAGTCAGCAGTCGTGATTTCATCTGTCATAATTCCACTCATTTACGCCGAGAGATTGCGATACGTTAATATAACATAGGTGAACAGTTGTTGTTCTACCTAGAAATGTTCACGGTGACGGACACTTAATTCTTGCCAGCTTGATAGCTGTAAAAGCTGATCGTAGGTAATAATCCGTCCGGATATTTGTTGAATGTTTTCGCTACTTGCTTCGTGCAGTTCCTCAATAGCCTCTTCTCTAAGGTCATGCACCATCTTCATGAATCGAGCAAAAGCCTCGTAATTATGAAGTGTCTTTATATCGTCTTGGATATTCATATCATTTTGCTGCGGAACGCATTACGTCTACCATTCTAGGACCTCTGGACTTTACCTGCTTGTACCAGTTACTGTCAACCATTTCATCAGCAGCCATATTGTAGTCATTATTCATAAGACCTTTTTTCATGTCCACAAATTTATTTAGCTTCGTTAGACCAAGATTGAAGGCCATATCGACTAGCGTCATCTTAACGGCTTCGGGCCTCTTGGCAAAGTTAGGATCATAGGACTGAGCGTCCTTAAATGCCTGAGTGAGGCTGTGATTATAAAGAATCCTTGTTTCTCTTTCGCTTAACGGTCTACCCGCAAATAACTCATTAATATCAATACCCTCTCGCTTGAGAAACTTGCGATTCCCTGCGTCTTCAAGATTGAATCCAATTCCTATGGTGCGGTTACCCTTACTGTCCTTGTAGACCTTAGGCTTGTTCCCCTCGTTGAGGGAGAGCATATTAAAGTAATTCTGTGAACGCTGTTCGCGGACTCGCTGTTGGGCAAGTTGTGAAGGTGTTTTATTATCAGCCATTGTGTAAGTATTTGTTAATAAAACAATACTACATATTCTGAGTACTAATCTCGCCCATCTGAGCAGGGGCTGTGCCAACTCTACCAATCTGAGCATTTTGCGCTTGCTGCATCTGGAAAGTGTACTGACCTTGGTATTTCTCCATGCGTCCCCGGAATGCTTCGTCCTGCTGTAGGCGTTGCTGGATGTCGGGTTGCTGGGCGTATTGCTGAATAACTTGCATAGCAATCTGTGCGCCTGTAGGACGGGCTGGCATTTCAATACCTGCAAAAATCTTTGTAAGGTCATCAGTAACATTCTTAACCATCTCTTGTTGAGCGTCTTGTGCAGGTTGTAGAACCGCGTCAGCCATGACGGGATCAATGCTAGCGGCTGCAATATCAAGTAATCCATCAACATTCATTCGGTTATTTACATTGAGTTGATTCAATGCAACAAATCCTTGTAGTTTCTTTTCTACTGTATCTGGGTCATTGTCAAGCACATCAAAGTTAATCATGATGTCGAAGTTCTCATTTGGATTCCCTTTGTTCATGACTTGAGGGTCAGGGATACCAGTAACCTGGAAGAATACTTCATCGGGTCCGAATCTCTGGAAGCACTTGTACGCCATACGAATTACCTCGGATACGTGGCTAAGGTACTTATCAACCATGAACTGCTGTCTGGATTGAGACATTGGATCATTCGGATCCAGTCCAATCATTCGGTCAGCTTGATTGAGCAGTGTCTGCTCCATCTCAAGTGAACCTTGGTTGTATGCAGGAGTTGGTGCGAAGTCCAAATCACCCTTACGGCGGTACGGAATCATGCGACCTGGTCCCCAGTCATTGGGTGCTTGACCTACTGGGTGCAGGATCGGAGGCAGAGTAGCTAGGCTATTGCGGTCAATCCGTGAATCACGTTCTACCTTTACTTGGTTCTGAATACCACGAAGAATACTGGGAACGGTGGATACATCATAGAGACGCTTAGTGTCCTCGGACAAGCGTGTTACTACTACTGGATAGTCCTCGTATCCGTTAAGTAGCTCGAACTTTGCATATCCGGGAGTCCCAGTTCCATCATCTCCATCAAAGTTCTTATGAAATACTGTGCAGTAAATCCCTTCGGAGCCATCCTCTTCGTTAATCAGTCTCTGGTATCCGTAAATTATTTCAATAAGTTCATCGGCTTCGTACGCAGTGTCCGTTAGGCTCATGCTGCGACGGCCTTCTTCGTATCGCTCAAGACTATCAATATTTACGCCTCGGTATCTCTCGATCATTATGTCCACGAAGTCCTGATCCCAACCATCGGTTGTTACTTTGAGTTCTAATTCCTGTGGAGTATAATACGTTTTCCAAAAGCAATACGGTGCGCGTTGCGGGTCAGTAACATAAGGGGGGAAGACAAAGTCACCATCAGGTGCTAGGGTTTTGACTTCGGGGCAATTAATTTGACGACGCACTACGGGCAGTTTCGCGATTCCTTGTTTGCGTAGATCCTTGAGTGCGGTTTTTGCTCGCTTTTCTGTAACGCCGTCAAAAACTTGCTGCATAAGTAAGATCAATTCTTCATCGTTTTCACCTCGCTCTACAGCTTGAAAAATTTCTGGAGATATTTGTGCAATCTGTTGTAGGTCAATCTCCTGCTCAAAGGATCGATCCTCCATATGCCACCCAATGTAAGTGACTAGAAGTCCACGCTCTAGCAGGTAGTTAGCACCGAGTTCCATCTCCCTATAAAAGCGGGGGATGTATCCGGATCGTATCATCCATTTGAGGAAACCTGACACCAGTTTGCTGCGGGCAATGTCCCCACTCTCCACGGGGAACGCTCTGACGTTAGCCCTCTTGAGTGCAGAAATAAATAAGGATGCAAGTTTCGTAATGCGTTCATCGATGAGATGGCACTCAGTATCGCTAGCACCTTCCCAAGGAAACGCATCGGATCCATGTTTGCGGTGATCGCGACTCTTGCCCGGCCACCAGTTCCGACGGTCGTCGTAGCTTGTACGACATAAATCAAAATATGCTTCAAGCTCCGTTATTGTTTGCTCGTAAGCAAAGCGGAGTGTTTTAATGTCCGGCTCGTTGCCCACGTAGGTAAGAGCATTTGAAATATTATCGTTCTGCATTTAGTCTATCTTTTATTAGTTGAATCATGCTAGCAAGATGAGTCCTAGAACTGCCTATCTTATCACATAACTCTATGTT